AACTGTTAGTAAACTGTTAGTAACCATGTCGATAAGTTGTTGAAAACGCTGTGGATAACTTGTGGAATACCCTGTGAAAAACCTGTGGATCAGGGGGGGGGGCAACTTGTGGAGAAGGGGGGGGTAACTTGTGGATAAGAGAGGGGTATACCCCCAGGATTGCCCCGCGCGGTCTAAGTCTGTTACCCCCTCGGAAATACGCGCCATTTTTGACATTTCGCTTTACAATCAATCGCTTCCCTTATATAATCATATAAACGAATATTCGTATTTATATCAGGAGTATCCCTTATGCGAATCAAGTTAAGCAATGGTACATGGCTGGCATTGGCTGACGATATGGATCAGGAGCTGGTACGCGCCAACATAGCTGCCGCCGAAGATGATATTCGATCCCGCACTGCCAACAAGGATGACTCATTTGCATCGGCCAGTGAATCCGTTGCACGTCGTGGGCGTCCCCGTGCCAATTGATCCTAACGAGATCATAAAGCGCAAGAATGAGCTTGTCGCTGAACGTCAAGACATTGAGGCGGTATGGGCTGATTGCTTCAACGTGTCGTTTCCCTTGCGTGGTCTAGGTCTGAATACGCCGGGCATGGTGGATACACGTTCACAGCTGGCTTATGCCAGAGAGAAGCAAGCGCAGATATATGACACCACGGCTTGCAACAGTGCGCGTCTCTTGGCGAGTTCTTTGCTCACAGGGCTGACACCTAGTAATAGTCAGTGGTTCACCAGGACGGTGCCAAACGCCACGCAGGAGGAATCTGCTTGGCTTGAGCAGGCTAGCTTTATCACATGGCGCAACATTGTCAACAGTAATTACAATGGTGTTGCTTTCGAAGGCCTGCTTGATTGCATACACACGGGCATGTTTGCCATGTTCATTAGGCAAGGTGAAGAACGTCCCTATGATTTTGAGATATGGCCGCTTAGTAATTTGTATATGGCTTCGTCCACAAGATCGGGAATTATCGACACAATCTATTATTGCTACGGGCTGACGGCTTCACAGGCCGTAAGTGAGTTTGGCGAGGACGCCGTTGATCCTCTGATATTGGAAGCATCTCTTAACAGGCCGAACGAGGTGTTTGAGTTTATCAATCTTATCTCGCCCCGAAAGGTGGTTGATGAATTTACGCTGCCGATTGCGTCCATCACCGTGTGTGTAAGAACCAAGACGATTGTCAAAGACAGCGGATACCATGAGATGCCGGTGGTTGTGCCAAGGCTGATGACGCTGCCCAACAGCGTTTATACACATGGGCTGATGTACGAAGCCTTGCCCACGATCAGGTCATTGAACAAGCTGACAGAGTTCGTGCTTGGCTCGGCTGACATGGCGGTGGCTGGCATGTGGGGTGCGGTAGATGATGGGGTTCTAAATCCAAGGACAGTGACTGTTGGCGCAAGGAAGATCATTTCAGTAGCCGACAAGAACTCACTGTTCCCGCTGACGCCACAGAGTAATTTCCAGATTGCCCAGTGGATGATTGAGACCATGCAGGCCGATATCAGAAAGATATTGATGTCTGACCAGCTTGTCCAGGCCAATGGTCCGGCAATGACGGCAACAGAGGTGGTTGAGCGCGTCAACCTGACACGGCGCATGCTGGGGCCGAACTATGAACGTCTGCAAGATGAGTTCTTGCGTCCATTAGTAGAACGGTGTTTTAATATCGCATGGCGTGCCGGCGCGTTCCCTGATCCTCCCAAGTCATTGATGGGTAAGCTGGCGTCTGTTCAATACCTATCCCCGCTGGCAAGGGCGCAGCAGGCCGAAGAGTTGCAGGCGATGGAACGTTATGAGCAGTCACTCGGCATGATGATGCAGCTTGGTCACATGGAGGTTGGTGACAACTACGATTGGGACGGATCGGCAAGGCGCAAGGCCGGGCTGAATAATGTCCCCGTTGTGCTGACGTTGTCGCCACAGGCTGTCCAGCAGGTGAGGCAGGCCAAGCAGCAGGCTATGCAGCAGCAGCAGATGCAGGCGCAAGCACAGGCGCAAGCGGGGGGTATGTAATGGTTCCAGATGAAATTTATCATCGCGTGTTTGTGCAAAATCAGGACGGCGCCGATATCCTGGCCGACCTGTGCCACAGGTTCTATGATGCTGATCCATATGTTCAAGGTGATACGCACGAGACAGCCAGACGGCTTGGATGCCGTCATGTTATTTCACAGCTGTTAAGAAAAGCCGCAATAGTCCAAACGGAGGTTTAACCACATATGGAAGATGAACAGGTTTTGGAACAGGAAACCGTGCAGGAATCAGCACCGGCGGCAGGTAACATACTGGCCCCGGGTGAGAATGACTTTCTAAAGGATCCCGCCTTTGATCGGTTCCGCAAAGACGGTGGCGATATTGATACAGCCAAACTTGCCAAGTCATACAGGGAACTGGAAAAGAAGCTCGGCCAGCGCAGTGACCCGGAAATGGAAACGCCGGATACCGAAGAAGGCTATGAAATCAGCAACAAGCTGCCAGAGGGCATGGATCCTAATGCCGCCGGTCTCAAGCAGCTGGTGTCTGAATTGCACAAGCGCAAGGCAAACAAGGCCGTGGTCAAGTACATAACTGAAGCGTATACGGACATGATCGCTCAAGGCGTCCAGCTACAGGGGCAGCAGAAACAGGCGCAGCTACAGGAGACGGAAGCCAAGTTGCGGGAGCTATGGGGTGTTGACTTCGAGCGGGAAGCCGCACGCGCTCAATTGGCGTTCAAATCCGTGGCCGATGACGAAGACATGCAGAACACAGCAGAACTGGCAGCCAGCCCGGTGGTAATGAAGCTGCTCGCCAAGTTCGGCCGCAAGCTGGAAGAGGATAGCCCGGCACAATCTGGCACTGGTCTGCCGCAGGAAGACGTTAAATCCATGATGAAATCAGAGGCTTACTGGAACGCCAAGCATCCTGATCACGATAAGGTCAAGAACATGGTCAGCAGGCACTTCCAGAGCGCATACAGGAAATAATTGGAGACGCCCCGCATGGGATTCTTAATGGATTTAATCATTCCCAAAGGTGGGCAGCCGAGACCCTTTGTAACCCGTTACCGCAATGCTCGCAAAGCGATTACACAAATAAAAAGCGGAGAATGGACACCAGAATGGAACTCGCTGGTGGGGGCACATTTGGCGGCCAATAGAGGCGATCTAGTGTTGTGGCTCGGCAATGGCCCATTTTTTTGCGATATTATGCGGTGCGGGTGCTGTGGTAAATATTTCGGGCGATTTTGGCGGCATTGGGTATGGTGGGCCGCAGCACGTCGATTAAAGAAGTCAGCCGACTATATGCGAACACCGGAACTTTAAAACATAACGACCCCGGCGTATAGGGCAAACGGCGAACAGTTGGCACCTGCAAGCCGTCCTTGTTAGTTCGGGACAATCGTCAAGGCCAGTGGTGGCGTACACAATAACACTATCAATATGAACGTCGTGAGACAGTTCAGGAGGTCTTAACATGAGTTTTCAAGTCACAGAAGCATTTGTAGAACAGTACAGCGCAAACTTCATGACGCTGGCGCAGCAGAAAGAATCCCGCTTGGAGATGTGCGTTAATGTCGAATCCGGCATTGTCGGCGCATCCAAGGCCATTGAGCGCATCGGCGCAGCAGACGCTTACCAGCTGACCAGCCGCCATGCAGACACCACCTATGTGGACACCCCGCATAGCCGTAGATGGCTTGACCTTTACGATTATGCATGGTCTGACCTGGTTGACGAAATGGACAAGATCAAGATGTTGATCGACCCGACCAGCCCGTACTTGCAGGCTGGCGTCATGGCTCTCAACCGCAAGAAAGACGATGTTATCATCGCGGCAATGGGCGCAGCAGCGCGTACTGGTTCCGGCACAACCGTTTTCAAATCCGGCAATAAGATCGCAAACGGCGGCAATGGCATGACCGTTGCCAAACTGATTGCTACCAAGCAGCTGCTTGACGAAGCCGAAGTGGGCGAGGACGAACCGCGATTTATTGTAACCACCTCGGAGCAGATCAGTAACCTGCTGTCTATCTCTTCCGGCCTGATGCCTTCCAGCGCAGATTACAACACCGTGCGCGCTCTGGTGGCTGGCGAGATTGACACATACCTGGGCTTTAAGTTCATCAGGTCTGAACGTCTTCCCAAGGCATCCACCGTCCGGTCCTGCTACGCCTTCACCAGAAACGCCATGACGCTGGGTATTGGCAAGGATATCACAACCAGCATCGACGTGCTGCCGACCAAAAACCAGAGTGTTCAGGTTTACGCCCGTATGTCCCTTGGCGCCGTCAGGATGGAAGAAGAACGCATTGTGCAGATCGACTGCGTAGAAACAGCATAATATCAATCACCTATAACAGCAGGGGGTGATAAGCCCCCTGCAATGGAGGAATTAACATGGCCGTTACAACCGAGAAGTCAACCCAGGTATCCAACGCAACCGCAACACCGCCTGTCAAAGACCCCGCATACAATGCCGGTGGTGACGTTAAGGTGTTGTACTTTACATTTACCCAAGGTTCCGCAGCCGGTGACGTTAACTCCACCGCCGACCTGCTGAACATGCCTCCGGGCAAGTATCGCATTCTGCTGGATCAGAGCAACGTAACTACATCGGCCTTCGGCGCATCCCGTACCTTGGACGTGGGGTATTCCGCTTACACCAATTATGACGGCACAGCAGTAGCCGCCGATGAAGATGCCTTTGTGGCAGCCGCCAGCGTATCGTCCGCAACCACAACCGCACTGTCCCAGGGACTGGCCGCCGGTGCTGATCGTACCTATCTGGTTGACAGCAAAGAAGGATTCATCCTTCGTGCCAAGTGCGAAGGCGACACACTGCCAGCAAAAGCAACCATCAAGGGTTATGTCCTGATCGCAGCAGCATAATCAAGGCGGGGGGGCGCAAGCCTCCCCGTATCATTATCAAGAGGTGTTTAAATGGCAACACCGGTTTCCATTTGTTCCAACGCATTAATGAGATTAGGATCGCGTGCCATTTCATCTTTTACTGACGGCAGCGATACCGCCACACTATGCGCCAACCTTTATGAAGACACTGTTAAGTCTCTGCTTCGAGCGCACCTCTGGAACTTTGCCGTCAAACGCGCACAGTTGCCCGCAGAGGTCGCAACACCATTATATGAATACTCTTACCAGCACCAAATCCCTTCGGATTGTTTAAGGCTGTTAGAGGTCGATCTGGATACAGACGACTATCAACTTGAAAACAACAGGGTGTTGTGCGACACAACACCGGTTAATATATTGTACGTTGCTTATGTTACGGACACGGCGCAATACGACTCGCTGTTCGTGGAACTGCTGACACAGAAGATGGTCGCAGAACTGGCCTATGCTGTCACGCGTTCCGATAGCAAGGCAACAAGCGAAATGCAAAAATTTGCAGCAATGTTGAAGCAGGCCCGCAGCATCGACGCGCAGGAATGCCCGAACAGGCAAATGACTGATTTCCCTCTGTTATCCGTAAGGTCGGGTGGTAGATCTTGGCTAAGATAAACATACTCAAAAATAATTTCAGCCTTGGTGAAATCACGCCCCGACTATGGGGACGCAGCGACACCCCCACGTTTCAGAACGGTGCGGCCACAATAGAAAACTATTATGCCATCCTCGGCGGTGGATTGAAGTCACGCCCCGGCACAGCATTTTGCGCCGAGGTGAAAGACAGCACCAAGTCATGCCGCGTGATTCCGTTTGTATATTCCGTACTGACCAGCTATGTCATTGAGGTCGGTGACGGCTATATGCGTTTCTACAAGGATAACGCGAGGATAGACAACACCTACGCTGCATGGCTGACCGGCACCGCATACAAGATTGGTGATCTCGTCACAGACAGCGGCAAATATTACAGATGCCTGGTTGCGCACACATCCGGCGCATTCGCCACGGACTTGGCGGCAGTCAAATGGGTATTAACCGCAGGCGCAACAGACACGGCCTATGAGATCCCCACAACGTATCTGGAAGCCGAGTTATTCGATATCGACTATTGTCAAGAGAACAATGTTATCTATCTGGTGCA